GAATTACTTGGTCGCTTCAAGGCCGCTTTGAGCACGGCAAAATCGTCTTTAATGAAGGCACTTGGAATAAAGAAATAATTGATGAGTTACTGAACTTCCCTAATCCGCAAGTTCATGATGACTTAATTGATGCCTTGTCCTACATCGACCAGATCGCAGTAGCAGAGTATGTGCAAGACTTTGATGACGAAGACTTTACACCAATGGACGCTGTAGCCGGTTACTAAGGAGTAGTTATGTATTTAGAAATGTACAACAACGAAGACTATGTCCCTCTTAACTGGGACAAGTTAGCAACTAACCCTGATGTGTGGGAAACCATCAAGGAAGAGATAGAGAAGAAGTTTAGTGCTGACTGTCTTCTTACAGTTATCACTGCCGCTAAAGAGGCTGGCCTTAAAGACAAAGACATCTTCTTGCCTGTTGCTGACCTCGAAGAAGAGGAAGAAGAAGAGGACATGGATGAAGGTATGCCTGAATATGCAAATCTTGAAGAAGACAGCATCGGTGACACAACTAAGGACTAAACATGGAAGATAAAGATTACGAACTTGGTGGTCCTGGTAAGAAGATTTCTGAGTGGGTTCTATCCCGCTGTGAGAACTGGCGCAACCATCGTGATGAGAACTACCTAGATTACTGGGACTCCTATGAGCGCCTATGGCGTGGCATCTGGGCCGGTGAGGATGTGCATCGTGAGAGTGAGCGTTCACGGATTGTAACACCTGCACTACAACAGGCTATTGAGTCCTCTGTTGCTGAGATCGAAGAAGCAGTCTTTGGTCGTGGTGAGAAGTTCTTTGACATCGTTGATGACCAGTTAGATCAGCAGCGCATCGATGTCGAACAAGTCAAGAATCAGATGACTGAGGACTTTAAGCGCACCAAAGTACGCAAAGCCACCAGTGATGTGATCCTGCTTGGCGCTGTCTACGGCACCGGCATTGGTGAGATTGTTGTGTCTGAGAAGACAGAACGTGCTCCAGCAATGCGACCAATCGCAGAGATGGGTGTTACCGCTGTTGGCGTAGAAGAGCGTAACCGCTTCTATGTTGGCCTAAAGCCAGTTAATCCTAAAAACTTCTTGATTGACCCTGTTGCTACCTCTGTAGAAGAGGCAATGGGTTGTGCAATCGAAGAGTATGTCAGCATTCACAGCGTTGTTGCTGGTATGGAGTCTGGTGTCTATCGAAAAGTAGACAACATTGCCCCCACCGCTGTTGACACAGACCTAGAGCCGGTACAGGAAGAGATTGAGTACCAGCAAGACAAGGTAAAACTACTGCGTTACTACGGCCTGATTCCTCGCTATCTGCTGGATGCTGAAGACGCAGAAGAGATCACCAGCCTATTTAACGAAAAAACTGATGAGTTTGGCACAGAAGCCGCTACCTACACTGATCTGGTAGAGGCAATTGTGGTGATCGCAAACGATGAACACCTGCTCAAAGCAGAAGAGTCACCGTTTATGATGAAAGATCGGCCTATTGTGGCCTTCCAATATGATTCCATGCCTGGTCGTTTCTGGGGTCGTGGTATCGCTGAGAAGGGCTACAATATGCAAAAGGCTATCGATGCACAGATTCGTGCTCATTTAGACAGCCTTGCACTGACCACAGTACCGATGATGGGTATTGATGCTACTCGTCTGCCACGTGGTGCCAAGTTTGAGATCCGTCCAGGCAAGACCATCCTTACTAACGGCAATCCTAACGAGGTTTTACAGCCGTTTAAGTTTGGTGTCACCGATCCTGGCAATCTGCAGACCGCTGGTGAGTTCATGAAGATGATGTTGATGGCAACATCTACCATTGACAGCACCACTCCTACGGCTGATGGTGGTGGCTTGAATCCTGCCTTGTCGGCAATCATCAAGAAAAACAAGCGCACACTGGTCAACTTCCAAGAGCAGTTCCTGATTCCGTTTGTGACCAAGTCTGCCTACCGCTTTATGCAGTTTGATCCTGACCGTTACCCTGCACAAGACTTCGTGTTTGTGCCGACCAGCAATCTTGGCATTGTGGCACGAGAGTACGAACAGATGCAGTTTATGAATCTGCTGAAAACCTTGGGTCCAGATAGTCCGATTGTGCCGATGGTCATGTCTGCGATCATTGAAAATAGTGGTTTGTCTAACCGTGAAGCCTTGTTGCAGCAGATGGCACAGATGACTCAGCCTAACCCAGAGCAGCAGCAGATGCAACAGATGGCAATGCAGATGCAACTTCAGAAAGCGCAACTGGAAATGGCTGATCTTGAGGCAGATGTGACGCTAAAACAGGCCAGAGCACAGAAAGAAGTCACTGAGACACAACTGATGCCTGCCGAATTACAGGCCAGCATCGCCGCTTCGGCATCGAAGTATCTCGGAACCGGCCCCAACGCCACCGATGACTTTGAGAGACGTGTCAAAGTAGCCAATCTGGCTCTAAAAGAGAAGGATATTGATACTCGGAAAGAGATTGCTAACTTGCAAGTGGTTGCATCACGGCAAAGTTAAGAAAACACTTGACAAATTACTCTTTTTATAGTATAATATAGATAATGTCGCCAGAATTACAACAATATTATGAAGACAGACTATCTATGATGTCCACCAAGGCGTGGAAACAACTCATAGAAGACCTGTTAGATATGCGTACACAGTACGAAAACATAAGAAACTGCGACAAAGACACAGTAGAGTTCCGTAAAGGACAAGTAGACATCCTAGACTACATGGTTGGATTGAAGGATCTGTCTGAAAAAGCCTATGAGGAACTAAATGAAACGAATATTTGACTTTCAGTGTGCCAAAGGCCACATAACTGAAAAATACATAGATGACTCTGTAACCGTCATACAGTGCCCACACTGTGGAAATGACGCTACCAGACTTATCTCAACTCCTATGATTAGTCTTGATGGTTGTTCTGGGGATTTTCCTGGGGCATCGATGGCGTGGGAACGAAAGCGCCAAGAACGGATTAAGTGGGAGCGCAAGACTGGTCGCTCTGACCAGTGGAAGTAAGCGGATAAGAGAACCCCGCACAATTTAGTAAGTGTTCTTTCTTAATGCTGTTAAGCACGGGAGACATAGATGGCTGCTTTTATTGAGGAAGGCGTAGAAGAGGCGCAAACTAGTGAAGTTGTAGTAGATCCTGCTGAATTGACATCTGAGGTTCAAGCCCAGAGTCAAGAGCAAATGGAAGAGGAACTCCCTGAGAAATATCGGGGCAAGAGTGCCAAAGAAATTGCCAAGATGCACATGGAGGCTGAGAGGTTAATAGGCCGACAGGGCAGCGAGGTTGGAGAACTACGCAAACTAGTTGATGACTACATTCACACCCAAGCCACAACAAAACAGCAACTGAGAACTGAGTCTACTGAAGAAATAGACTTCTTTGCTGATCCAAAGAAGGCGGTAGAAAACGCTATTGAGAATCATCCCAAGATTAGAGAAGCGGAAGCACTCACTCTTGAGATGCAACGAGCCAAGGCTCTGAATGCTCTACAAGCAACACATCCAGATTATCAGCAAGTTGTTACTGATCCTGGGTTCCAACAATGGGTGATGTCGTCCAAGGTTAGGCAAGAGTTGTTTTTGAGGGCAGACCAACGCTACGACTATGATGCAGCAACTGAACTTCTTAGTTCCTACAAAGAACGCAGAGGCACAGCAGAGCAGACAGTAGCGGCAGAGAAAGAGGCTCGGAGCAGGACAATCAAGGCTGCGACTACCACCGTTGCTTCTGGCAGTGATGAGGCACCTTCTAAGAAGATCTATCGGCGCTCAGACATTATGAAACTCATGTCAACAGATCCTGATCGATATGATGCGATGCAAGATGAAATTATGGCAGCGTATCGTGAGAAAAGGGTTAGGTAACTAACAACATTAATAAAGGATATTTAAAATGGCTAATACGGCATTCGCACCGAATAATTCGGTAACCAAGTCGGCAGTTGATACCGCAGGTTTCGTACCTGAAGTATGGTCTGACGAAATTATCGCTGCTTACAAGAAGAACCTTGTAGCAGCAAACCTCATCAAGAAGATGAACTTCAAAGGCAAGAAAGGCGACAAAGTCTACTTCCCTGCCCCCACCCGTGGTTCTGCTTCTGCTAAAACCGCTACCGATGCAGTCACTCTGATTGCTGCTGGTGGTACGGCTCTGTCGGTTTCTATCGACAAGCACTTTGAGTACAGCCGCTTGATCGAAGATCTGGCTGAAGTTCAGGCTATGTCTTCACTGCGCCGTTTCTACACGGATGACGCTGGTTACGCCCTGGCTACCCAGACCGACACCGATGTTATTCGTCTTGGTCGTCTGTCGCAAGGCGGCACCTGGAACGGTACTGATGCTACCTTTGGCTATGCCAACGGTTTCATCGGCGGTGATGGTGCTACGGCATTCGATCCGACTGCTAACACCAACACTGGTAACGAGACTGCACTGACGGACGAAGGTATTCGCCGTGCAATCCAGCGTCTGGATGACAGCGATGTTCCGATGGATGGTCGTTTCCTGATCGTTCCTCCGGTTGCTCGTAACACGCTGATGGGCATCGCTCGGTTTACTGAGCAGGCTTTCGTTGGCGATGGTTCCACCATCCGCAACGGTCAGATCGGTGACATCTACGGCGTTAAGGTCTATGTTTCGACCAACGCTGACACCGCCACGACTGCTGGCACTGGTGACGTTAACCCCCGTGTCTGCTTGATGGCCCACCCTGAGTTTGGTGTGCTCGTTGAGCAGTTGGGTGTTCGTGTTCAGACTCAGTACAAGCAAGAGTACCTCGCTACGCTGCTCACCGCCGACACGCTGTATGGCGTTGGCGAACTGCGTGACACCTCTGCTGTTGCTCTGATTATCCCTGGTTAATTGTGATACGGCCCCACTTCGGTGGGGTCTTCTTAACTAAATAGGAGATAATTATGGCAAATGCAACTGCGGTTGTTGTAGCAAAAGAAGGTCGTGAGCAGTTTCAAGGCATTTTTGAGAAAGTCCTTGAAGTCCGTGCCACGATGGATATTGGCGATCTAGCCGATGGCGCAGGAGAGACTAACACCATTGCTGTTCCTGGTGTTGCTCTTGGTGACATGGTTCTTGGTATTTCTTTCGGTGTAACGCTGGCTGGATTTACCGTTACTGGCTATGTTTCTGCTACCGATGTAGTTAGTATTCGTGTCCAAAACGAATCTGGTACGCAGACTAACCCTGCCTCAACAACGATTAAAGTCCTTGTTGGTCGCCCTGGCTGGTAATAAAACCTAACGGTTTTGCCCCCACAAGGGGCTTTTCTTTAGCGTCTTCAACGAGGATGTTAAAGAAAACATAGGAGTTACTATGGTTCCTCAGACTTACCCATCAGTATAT